TAAAACCACCCCAATCTTCTTCGGGAAACCAATCTAGCCAAGTCTTGATTGTGGTTGTTTTAAGCTGTGGATTTGTATTACGAATAACTGCCCAACGGGATTTACGTATTCCTTCTTCATTTGGTTTTTGTGATATGGCTCGTTTTATTATTTCAATACAACAAGCAACAGATTTACCACTTCCTACAGGGCCACGTATTCCTCTGAAGAAAGTATCATTTTTAAGAAATTCCTTTAATACCTGTCCATCAGGTTTATAATTTAGTGATGCCATAATTAACCGCTAGTTCATATAATTTTTCTCTAGCTTGTTCAGATAGAGATTCTATAATTCTATCAGCTTCGTGGTTTGTTACCATTTCTTTTGGATAATGTTTCATATGTTGTGATTTAACAACAGTACGTAGTGTGTCTATTTCTCTTATTGAATACTTTGTAAATATTGTCATTATGCTCTATATTGTTTTGTTTTTTGTGCTATTCTTTTTGGTTGTTTGCTAAACTGTTTTCCACTAGCTTTGTCTTTACGTTTCTTAGCTGACGTTTGTGCATATTCTTTCGCTGATAAACTTTTAATAGCTTTGGATGGTAAATAACGCTCTCCTGTTTCTGAAGATTTTTTTCCTGACTTTGTACGCCATTTTTGTTTAGACCATTTAGCTAATGAGTTGTTTGATTTTTTTGCACCACTATATCCACCTCCTGCTTTTTTGTATGCTTTGACAGCCGCTTGTGCTTTTCTGCCCGACCATTGACCGGCGGCAGTTCCGTGTGATGCTTGTGCTTTAATTCGTGCAACAATTCTTTTCCATAGTGAGGGATTTTTTTTAGTAGCTGATGTCATTTCTTGGCTCTATTTATACTAGCTGTTGTTACTCTAATATTTCTTTTTTTGTTATTTCTAGGATTGCCATCTTTATGATCAATATCTTTACCATCTTTTTTATTAACTTTTTTCAAGCGTAAAAATAATCGTCTTAATTTATTACGAGAGGCACGATCTTTTTTTGACGAAGAGGATGATTGAAATTTGTCATATTCTTTTCTATAATCTCTTTTATTCGTCATTACTGTTCATTATATGTTGTTTTGCCATTTCATATGCTTTTTCTTTAGAATGACCTTTAATCATTTTATATTCTGCATAGTCTTTTATTTGTTTCATTCTATGTAATTCAAGATCAGCTTTGTATGTGCGAACCATTGCTTCTGCAACTTTTTCACTTCTTTTTTGAACTTTATTCATATTTAATCAAACCTTTTATCTCTACTACTAGTAGCTATTATTTTTCTTATTTGTTGTTGATATGCTTTAAGAGTAGCTTTTTTTTGTTCAAGAGTTTTGTCTTTAAATCTTAATTTATTAGATACCTTACTTGCTAAAGTTCGTAACTGTTCAAGGTCAACTTCATCACTAAACTTTTTGCTTTTTTTCATATATTCTTTTATTCGCAAATCCATCATTTTTTTTATCTCTAAAGGATTTTTACCTTTTTTAAACATATTATCAACAAACAATCTTTGTTTTTCAAATTGTTTATTTTTAAGATTCATTGCCATATCTTTTTTTACTGATTCTAATAAACCACCGGGTTTTGGCCCTTGTTTGTTTCCTGCTTTTTTAACATTACCTGCTCGTTTTACATCTCTTGATTTAGGATTCATAAATGATCTATAGTTTCTATCTAATTTAGCGGCATCATATGCTTTTGGATTTGCTTTTCTTGCACCTTTTTCTGCATTGTGTATATTTCTCATTATCATTTTTAATTTAGCAGGAACTTCGTCTAAGTCGTAGAATCCTTCTCGTTTTGATCTACCTTTAACACCTTGTACTCTAGCAGTTTTTTTTGTGACTATTTGTTTAGCTTCTTTTTTGTATGCTTCCATAAAACGACCTCGCATTTTTATCCAATCTAGTCCTTCTTTTTCTGCCATTTGTTTTGCATTTTCCATAAACTGATTTGGCTTACCTCGTACAGTTTGGTCATAAATTCTATCCTGTCGTGTTTGTGCGGCTGATGATGATTTATCTTGTTTTTTTAAATCAGATTTTGTTTCTTGGCTTCGTTCTATTTTATTTAGTTTTCTTCTTTCTGCTTCAGCCAATTCTTCTTTTTTACGTTTGTTTTGAACATTTGTTGTTTTATCTTTTTGTTTAAATTTATTTACTGCTCCTTCTTTTTTAAAATCTTTTTTTTCTTCAGTTTTTTTTTTTGTTTTTTTTTTGGTTGTTGTTTTTGGTTTTGGAGAAGTTTTTTTATCTACATCATCTATTTTCTGTTTAAATTTTTTTGCACCTTCTTTAGCTTTTTGATAGCCACCTCCTGCTTTTTTAGTAAAATATCTAAATGCTTTGCCTAGAAATTCTGGACTACCTTTAACAGCTTCGGTTAATTTTTTTCTAAACTTACTCTTTCCAATTATACCACCAACCTTTGAAGCCGCTTTAAGACCAAGATAGGTTGTGCCTCCCATTATAGGGATTGCTCCTATAAACTGAGCAGGATTTTCTTTTGCCCATTTAAAAAACGCCGGTAATTCTTGTTGTCCTTTTTGCATAGACCTTGCACGACTTTTACCAAGTTTTCTTTCCATTTGCTCTCGTTTAAGCAATATTTTTCTATTAATATTTTCTTTTTCACTTTTATCAAAAATAGTTCTATCACCTATAGGACGAGTATCTGTAGATTTTTTTTCTTTTGTTTTAACTTTGTTCTCAGGTTTTTTTACTACTTCTTGTTTTTTCTTTTCCTGTTTATTTACTTTATCTTCAGTTTTGTTTTGTGCTGATGTACTTATATCTGTTCTATTTATTGGTGTATTATATAGATTGTTGTCTGTAGTTGTTACAGTTTTATCACCTACTCTCTTAACATTGACTTTAGACTTTGTGCCTTTTTCTTGCATTTTTTTACGAAGATAGGCACGATATGCACCCATATTGGCACGAGCCGTAAAGTTTGTAGGATTACGCCTTAGTTCTTTTCTTCTATCTTGAGGTGAGTACGCCATATTATCCTTTTTTCTTTTTTAACATAATAATTCTTCTTTGTACACTTTTAGGCAAATCTTTAAAATGAAATAATTTTTTACTAGAAGATGTATGTGTCTTTCCAGAATGAAGATCCCCATTAGGCATCTTATGTGAACCACCTGTATGGACTTTTCCATCTTTGGTATAATGTTTTACACCTTTCATTAGTAACCTTTTTTCTTTTTTTTCTTTTTCATTGGCTTTGGCATTTTATATCCGGGCATTTTATTTTCCTTTCTTTTTTTTATTTTTTAATCGTATTGACATTGCTTTAGCTTTACGCCGTGCATCTTGTTTACTTGATGCACCCCACGCTCTTAATGACAAAAGTAAACGAGTTGGTCTACCTTTGCTATCTCGTTCAGGGCCGGGCATATTTCCCATCCTAGCTAAAAAGGATGCACGTCTTGGATTATCTCCAGACTTTACTGGTGCTTTTAATGTGCCGCCCTTATACGAAGCACGACCTTTTGCATTTAAACCACCTTTGGGATTCTTACCTTCTTTACGTGTCCAAGCCGGTGTACTAGGCATTAGAACACCACATAAAGAATTACTGATACAACAATATATGTAATCATAACCAAACCTTAACAGAAATAAAAAAAAATTGCAACGAACCTTGAAAGACTTTAATGAGTGAGTAGGACTATGTGTTAGGGTCACATATCACTTTTTAAGACCCCTACCTTACTTTAGGTCTATGTTGATGCGGAAATCACCCTTGACCATATGTTGGTGCTTGTCTGGTGCTTTAAATCCTGCCCTGTCAAGTATATCCTTACTAGCTTCTAGCTGTACGTACTCTGATTTAGCACCAGTACATAGGTCAAGCAACCTAGATTGAGCCTTGACAGCACTCATACCCAAGTTGTGAGTAATCTGTTCAAACATATACCTCTGTACCTCTGGATTCCGTAGCATACGACTTGCACTTACTCTGGAACTATTCCCCTTGTATCCTGCGACTTTGGATGCTTCTGTAATCGTACATCCTGTTGCTACTAGCGTATCTACTAACTTCTTTGCTCTTGGAGTAATCTTGTTGTCTTTTATTGCAACGGACATACTCTTCATATATCAGCAACCGTTGAAAATGTCAACATACCTGTTCTTCAATGATGAAGAACCAAATCACCTCACAGGGGTGAAATACTGCTGA